TAACATTTGGGAGAATAAAAAAGTGTCCGATAAAAAAATAAAAAAAGATATTATAGATACTATTATTAGCACTGACAAAAGAGTTGATTTAGTTAACACTATACTTGAACGTAAACGAAAAGAGATGATAGTTGAAAAAGAAAACGAAGAATACTTAAAAGAAATAAAGGATAAACTATAATGAAATGGAATAAACTTTACAACTACCCACCTTGTACACGTAGTACAACCGATGGATTAAGACTTTATGACATTGGTAAAGAAAAGTTACCAAGTGTTACAACTATACTAGGGGCTACACAAAGTGACGAAAAGAAGGCATCTCTTGAAAAATGGAAGGCTCGAGTCGGTATTGTAGAAGCTGATAGAATTAGAGACACCTCTGCTGCAAGAGGCACTAACATGCACTTACATTTAGAAAAGCATGTACTTGGAGAAGGACATTTAGATTTAACACCTGGAGGACAAGTAGCCAAAGTTATGGCTGATGTCATTATAGAAAAGGGTTTAAAAGATATGTCTGAGATATGGGGCAGCGAAGTTACTTTGCACTACCCAGGAAAATATGCAGGACAAACAGATTTGGTTGGCGTGTACGATTATGAAGATAGTATAATTGATTACAAACAATCGAATAGACCGAAACGCAGAGAATATATCGACGATTATTTTATGCAGTTAGGAGCTTATGCGATGGCTCATAACCAGGTTTATAATACAGACATAACTCAGGGTGTAGTACTGATATGCACTCCAGACCATTATTTTCAGAAGTTTACTGTAAATGGTAAAGAGTTTATTAAATATCAAAATCAGTTTTTAGAAAGGGTGGAGAAATACTATGAACAAACAAATAATAAGTGAAGTAATAAAACGACAGTATACTATCATGATGGACGAAGAAAAATCAATGAAAGTTTTGTTGAATGCTGAAACTAATTTAGCACCAAAGGATCAACTGACTGGACTTTATGGTAGAATCGAACAACATCTTGGTATAATATCTCATGCACAAAATAAGATAATGTTATTGCAGGAGATGGCTGATCAGAATGACGAAGGATAAGGACATGTTTAATAAATTACAACAAGAACAACGTGACCTAGATGCGAGCTACAGACAATCCATACAAAATAAAAAGGAACATGAAGCAAGGGACCAGGACCGAGCGACAGGCGTCAAGGGTGTTACAGTCTGTAAATCTAAAACTTGTACTAATTCCTTGTATAAATGGACTAGTAGCAGGGATCCTCGGTATTGTGCTGACTGTTTATAGTGACAAATATGTCACTAAAATACAAAAAGTGAGTAAAACCGTGGCTCATCACCTCCCTATAGTAATTTGAGAATACATGTTTTAGCTAAAAGGGTTTTTCAAAACAGAGGTGATCTGGGGTTGAGGTGATCAGCGTTGATTACCAACACTTCTGGAGCGTATAGGGGCTGCGAGGAACTTTTAGGTTCAGAAAAACAGAAAAAATCTGTAGAAATGTTATAGGGGTTGAGGTATGATAGGTAGAAACAAAAATTGGTCTGGTCAATCTGATTGGATAAAAGAGTTTAACAAAATACATAACGTGGATTTAAACAATGGACAGAAAAACAAAAAAGAAATCAAAAAGAAAAATCAAAAACAAAAAAACTATCCCTTTAAATATAAAATCTTTAGGCAACAAGATTGAATCTTATCCATTTGTGGAAATAACATGGCTTGATATCGAAGGTGATGCGGGCTGGTCTAACACCAAAGACTTAAACAAAGAAAAATTACCAACATGTGTATCAAAAGGTTATTTATTGAGTCAAAAGAAAGGTATTACTAGAATATTCAGTGATTACATCTTGTCTAAAGATAACCCTACATTTGATAATATTGGTAGTACTACTATTATTCCAACGTCTGTAATTCAAAGTATAAAGAAAATAAATTAAGCTAAAGGTAATTTAGGTTTAATATTATTGGAGTCTATTTTTGGATCTTGTTTAGATTCAAGTAGTCTTGAGTTATCATCTACAATACCTGCTATTCTATTGTCTAATTCTTCTTCACTTAAGTCTTCAATCTTACCTGTTCTGATTATTTTCTGTTCTATGTACATACCACCTACTTGGCCTCTAGCTTTCTCTGCAACAGTGGCTGCTGAATATGATCTATCTTTTAATGCTTGATCTCTAATTCTACCGAGCTCAGTAAGATGTCCACCATAACTAACCCCATATTTTTTATTACGTTCTTCTTTTATTTCTCCTATGTATTTAACTACATGAGGGTATAATTTAGGGTTCTGAAGTTGACTAGCTTGTGATCTAGCTGTGTCTTTTGAATAACCTGCTTCAATTGCACATTCATAGGCATATTTACGGCCTTCAAAATATATTAATAATTCTGCAAATTTCATTTGCATGGAAGTGAGCCTAGAAGGTAGGCCTGTTTTCTTTTTCTCTTCTGTGTTCATAATTGACAATATAGTTATATTGTCTTATAAAGTCAAATATGAAAGACGAAGATAAAACGTACGAAAACGAAATAAAACATGAAGTTGAAGACAGGGGATCTAATGATCTTACACTTCAAATTGATATGTTAACTAAACAAAAACAATATATGCAATCTAAATGTAGAGAAGCAGGTGCTGCTATTTTAGATCTTGAGCACCAAGTCAACGAGTTAAAAAGAGACAACTCATTACTTGCTATGGATGTTGCTACCCTAACAAATAGATTAAGGGACGCAGGATTTTAATGTTAAAAGGTAGAGATCTATTTCCTATACTCGAAAGATTTTTAGGAACCAAACAGAAGTCTAGTGTAGCACAAGATGCTCGTGTTCAAATCAGAACTCCAGACGGAAGACATTTTGATGTCATCGGTGTGAATTTAGTTGAAAATAAATTATTAGGTGCTAGAGAGTCACATCGTTTAGTAATTTCTACACATGAAGAAGTGGCAAAAATGGGTAAACCAAAGCTGATTCTGTAAACAATTGTTTAGGTCATTATTTTATGAAACCTGAAACAAAATTATGGCATGAGTTTAAGAGAATTACACCACAAATTACATGGACAAGGCTGGAAAATACTAGCGTACTTGGTACTCCTGACCTATTGGGTTACAATAATAATCAACACTTTTTTACTGTTGAGTTAAAGGTTACTCCCTTAACATCCCTAAACAAAATCCATCTGTCGCCACACCAAATAAGCTTCCATTTAAGACACCCACAGAACAGTTTCATACTAGCAAAACAGGGGACTCAAGGTCCTTGCAAAATGTTTCCAGGTACTAGTATCTTGAGGCTTGTTGCTTGTGGCTTTAAGCTTGATGAGGCTTGTTGCTTGTCGCTTGAAGCTTGTGGCTTGCATCTTGAATCGCTTGGTGCTTGATGCTTGTTGCTTGAGGCTTCCTAAAAATAGGCGCATGCGACTTGCGACTTGAAGCTTGAGGCTTCCGAGCTCTGTTGTGTCTTAACTTCCATTTATGATCTTGAAAAAACCAGGTCAATTAGTGTTTTCCATATGCTATATTTTTTATATCAGGGTTCCAACAGTTACGACAGCTGCCACACTGTCCACCCTGTGTTGGAGCGGGGCAAGTTGCATTTTTTGTAACTACTGTTGAAGTGTTGCCCCAGGTCCCAGCTGCTGGCTGGTCAATCATTGTCATAGATAATCGGATAATCAAGTTATCAGGGCATGAGCTCAAGTGGTCTTTTATCCAGGCTTCACGGGTTGGCATCCAATGTTGCACTGTAGGCGTTAACCTACAAACGGCAAAAATTTTTTCTAAGTGGTCTAGGTCTTGAACGTCGCCGGCGTCGTGCCATCTAAAAACTTTATGTTGTGCAACAGCTTTTGAATTGATTACAACGGCCATAGCTTCAACCCATAACGGGGATGAGATGGACGCCAGGCGCTTATACTGTGATTCCATGATTGCAGGAAAACGGGTATAATTATTTTTTAATGCGTAGCAATCGCTACAAACTGAGTTAGGTATTAAACGGAGCTTGCTGCCTGTCTTGCATTCAGGCGCCGGGATCCCGTAGGCGTAACCAGGCATTTTTTCAGGTTTACTTAATGATACTATTATTTTTTTTGCTTCTTTTATATTCATATTTTTATCCTTTCTTTTACTATCTTATAAAGTCTCATAATTAAATTGTCAAGTACTACCAGCGGCTGCCTGTGGCTTGTTGCTTTCACGCTTGTTGCTTGTTGCTTGTAGCTTATTTTTTTTCTTAATTTTAAACACAACCTACAGTGGCATTTTTCATGGTACTGATAATAAGGACCCAGCAAGCTGCTGGGTCCCTGCTTGATTATTTTATTAAAGGGCATTGACTTCAGGCTGCCCCGTTACATTGTGCCAGGTCCCGTCTCTATTGACTTTTAAAATGTCAGTAGCATAGACGCTGCCAGCCTCACTGAACATCCCTATTTCTTCTCCATTAGAATAAATAAGAATTGCTTTTTTTAAGCCTTTCCCCTGTTTGGGACTCTCCAGGAGCTCTCCGCTGATGGGCGTCCCTAGCTGCTTGCTTAGGATTTTATCACCTTTTTTTAGATCTTCATATTTCATGTTTTATCCTTTCGTTAATTACTAATCTTATAAAGTCTTATACTTAACATGTCAAGCGTTAACAGGTGAGCTTGCTGCTGGCTTGTTGCTTGTTGCTTTTTCAAATAAAAAAAAATAAAGAGACAGCAAGCTGCTGGCTTGTTGCTTGTTGCTTTTTATAATAAAAAAAAACAATGACTCAAGCGAGCTTGCTGGGGTCCACTGAGTCTTTATTTTTAGAAGCTGTAAATAATGACTCAGCAAGCTCACCTGGACCCTTAGTAATTCTTTTTGAATATTCGTGATGTTAGTAGAGCTGTACAGGGTCCTGGTAGTAATTCTTTTTGCTTGTGGCTTGTGGCTTGTAGAAATCATAAAATAAAAAACTTTTTAGAATCATTATAAACTGTATTTTTTCGGTTTGGCTAGGGGATAAACCTAGCCAAAAAACGAAAGTGTAAGATAACTTTCAAAGGGTTAATCTAATAAAAGACACCTACCGATTATCTTACAATGTCCCATATAATAACCCTTGACTATAATACAAGTATCTTTATAAATTTAATCTTAACGAAAGGATAAAACATGAGAATAAGACTAAATAATGAAAAACGGGAAAAACTTTTTAGAGTTGCCCGTAATCATAGAATGAATGACTTGACTGATAAAAAGTTAGAGTTGTTTAAACAAGCTAAAGAAAATGTTGTTAATGATATGCCTCAATTTTTTGACATAGCAAAAACAATAGTTGAGAGGTCATATCCAAAAGATGATGTTGCCACACTTCAAACTTTTAAAATAAAGTATGGTTCCCCTTGTGATGTTGTTGCAAAAGATAGTTGTTTTTATTTTGCATATACTGATCAAGATAATGTTGATGAGCATGGCAACCCAATAGAGAACAAAAAACATTTTGACTTTAAATTAAATGGTTCTCTGAATGGTAGTGAGTATAATAGAGAAACTGACTTTGGTTATGCTTTTTTTCGTGATGAGTTAATTGCTCAAAATTGCAACCCAGATATCAACATTGAACAAGAGGACAATCAACACAACCCCCATTGGACAAAACATACTGACCAAAATGATAAGGTCATAAAAAGTTTTGAACAAGAGTGGCAAGAGAAATATCAAGTTGATGTTATTGGAACTTCTTACTGTCGTTCCCGTTCTATTGCTTGTACTCATAACGAATATCAATCAATGGAAAAAATGCTAGTTTGTAAATCCGAACTTGTTTTAACTCACAATGATTTTATCAAGGGGGTTCAACTTGATATGAATGATGTTAAGGGGGTTTTAAAATCTATGTCTTATCTTGATAGTGGGATTGAGTTTGTTAATGAGTTTGCTCAATCAAATATCGTTGATGAGGCACAAGTCATTAGAACTGATGGCATGGGTTTGACTATCTATAATCCAGAAAATGCACTCCAAAGAATAATGGAGAGAAGAAAGGCACAACCTACAAGAGAGGAAAAAATTGCTATCGCTATGCAATTGCAACAACAAAACGCACTTAATTAAGTGTATTGACAATCTGGGATTAATCATATTTAATCCCAGATAACGAAAGGATAAAAAAATGGATAACTTAAAACATGACACACTAAACATTGGGGATAGGTTTAAAATTTCTTTTACACCTAAAACTTCAAATGATGAAATTTTAGAAGATTGGCAAATGCAACCAACTTTTAGAAATGCAATCTGGACTGAAGATTGCTTAATCTCTCAACATAAAATCAAGGGACATAATTACATTAAGTATTTTGATTTAAGTAGAGATGACATAAGAACAGCCTCAACCGAACATGGTAGAGCATTTATAACTTTAAATGGTAAAAGTTATATTTTAAATAAACACGACAAACTAAACGAAAGTGAGAAATAATATGGATAATAAAAAATACCTAGTAATCAAAGCAACAAAATGGAACTTTCAAAAGTCTGTTCAATATACTGTTGTAAGTGATAAAGCCTACGAACTAAATAAGGCTTGTGATATAATTGTTGCAAGTGAAACAATGAATGAGAATGAGTCTACAACATTCCATTTACAAGAAATTAACTTTGTTGAAACTGACAAAGTTGACCCTCTTGTATTAACAAAAGAAATGGAGATTGACCATGAACTTATATAATATCTTAATGTACTCTGGAACCTCACTTATTATAGTGGGGTTTCTAGGTTTTATTTATTGTGAAATGAAAGCAAGAGAAGTTGATAGAAAGTTAGCTGAAAATCAACACTTCATTGACGCAATTTTAAGAACTCAACAACTTAAAAACATTAGAAAGGACATCAATGACAAATCCTAAACTTGAAACAATACCATTTGATACGATTGCAAAAGCTGTCAAAAATTGTACCACTTCCAATGTTATGACAAGTCAAGAGAAGTTGTTTTTAATTAGTTGGTTAAGTGATGATTTAGAGATAGAGAATAAAAACCCTACTCTTAATCATTCAACAATCAATTTAATTAAATCAATCATTATGAAATTAAAGGGGGGCAAATGAATTTTTTAACATGGTCTGACTTTAAAGTTTATGATGAGGCAACTTTCTGGTCAAAAGAAACAATTTATTATATGCCAGATGATGAGGAAAGAGGGTCATTCACAAAAGATCAAGTTGATGACATGATTGAGGAAAGTCAAGAGGTTAAGAAATGAATAAGAAATATTGTCAAAATCCTTTATGCTATGCAAGAGATACACAAGATAGATTAAAGGGTAGTAAGGGTAGTAAGCAATATCAAAATAGGGTCATTAATCATAATCATTATTATGGTTGTTGTACTCAACAATGTCTTAATGACTTTCTTGAAATTAATATTAATCGTATCATTAATTATATTGGTGCCTTAACTGATACACCAACACGACCACAACAACAGTACATAAGTTATGGAGAGTATAGAAACATGGTAAGTAATTTAAGAGATAGACAATAGTCAATAGAGCTTGACGCAAGGGGCTTGTTGCCTCTTGCGTTTTTTTTTTGCTTTTTTTCTGGTACCTCTATAGAGGTACCAGAGTGATATAGGAATAAGTAGAGTACGAAGTACATTAATACTTATTATATATATAAGTAACTTAATATATGTATATATTATGTTGATTTAGACGTTTAATCAGAGTAAAAACGTTTTCACCCCCATAAGGTTATTTATGCATGATATAAAAAATATTATAAAAAATTTAAACGTTTCCAATCTACCCCCTGAGACTCGAAGAGAATTAAAAAAATATTTAGTACAAAAAGACTTAAAGTCTAAGCACTCTTTAATTAAGAGCAACTTTATGCATTTTGTAAAACATATGTGGCCAGACTTCATAGAGGGGGAGCATCATAAAATTATTTCAGAAAAATTTAATAATTTAAAATCTGGAAAGATTAAGAGACTCATTGTTAACATGCCACCCAGACACACAAAGTCTGAGTTTGCATCTTTTCTATTACCTGCATGGATGATTGGTAACAGACCAAAATTAAAAATAATTCAAGCAACTCACACAGCTGAACTTGCCGTACGTTTTGGACGTAAGGCAAAACATTTAATGGACAGTGAAGAATACAAAGATGTATTTC